ATTGTTGCCAAGATCACGTCTTCTCAGGACGGTTTCACAAGGCAGTATCGGGTTATCAGGATACTTCTCATCATGCTCGTGGGCCTGGTCCAGAACACTCTTGATTGAAAAAGAGTTCGTGACCATCTTCAATATCTCCGTATCATCCTTCTTGTGAAGGAGAACGGCATACCGGCCCGGACCGTGCTTAGTCTGGATATTCATCTCAAAATCCGTAACGACTATGGGGATGTTCAGTATCTCCATAGCTCGAACTTCACGATTCCTAAAGAATCGTTTCCCGTCCACGGTCCTTGAAGTCTCTGTTATTCCTTTGTCTGCGAAACTCATATCATTATGCGTTATCACTTTCCATAAATGCCGGCATCTGCCCCATTTGCACCAACCATTGTAACTAGCCAGAACTTGTTTCTTACGTTCAGGATCCTTCAGAATCTTGGCTTTACGGGCAAACCTGATCTTTATGCTTTTCCGGAGGCGGATGTTTTCCCGGCTGAAGCAGTATCCGAGAAAATCAATCGGCCTTCCGGCGATGGCCTCTCTGCCGTTTGCGGCGCTTTTTCTTCCCATCAGTCCTATGCGCTATGGGTGCTACAATCACGCTGGCCTTAACTACGAAGCCAGCAGCTGCAGACATCCTTTCATATTCATTCAACTGAGCCCAGGCTTCAGCCTTGGTCCTGGCCAGTCCGGTGGTATCATCACAATACCGGAGATAGCACTTTACCTTCACTACTTCCTTCATCCGATGGTCTATCGGATTGGCGGTGAAGTTCCCTAAAGGCTGGCTCGTGAACGCGCCTATGGGAATACCGCGCCTTCTTCTCTTTCTCTTTTTCAAGGCTATCGATTATCTCCTGTTTCGTCTCGTAATTCAGGATAGCTATATCAATGAGCTTGATGAATCGTTCATCCTTATACTTGCGCCTAAGCGCCTTCAGTATGGTCTCATGCGGAATGGACTGATAGTATTTCTTGTAATCAGTCTTCCAGTACCATCGGTATTCCGGATATCGGCGAAGCATCATCTTCAGCCTCTTAACTCCGTGATGAAGGCCTCTGCCTGGTACGCAAGCGAAAGAATCCAGAATCAATCCGCCATAGACATCCTTACCGATAACACGCATTATTGCATGATGGAGTATCCTCCAGGGGAAGTAATCCTGCTTGTCAATAATCCGGTCCTTTCCGGAATCATTGTGCACTTCCATTTCCGTGTAATCCGGTTTTGGGAAATCCAGGGTAAGAATCATCCGCTGTAAAGCTTCAAGATCCTTCTCCTGGTGAAGATTATGCCGCCTGATATGGCGGTTCTTCTTCACTTTCCCAGTCTGGGCCTCCTTATCAGCGGCCCTGAGATTATCCATGTCAGCAATCTGCTCCAGGATATGACCTTTTCTTCTTACCATACACTATCTTCTTCAGATTCAAAATTGTCAGTCCAGCTTGCACTGGAACTGATGCCCGGCCTTTTCGAGATTAAACCTACTAACGCCGCTTGCCGATGGGCTCAAGGACGCCCAGGGGCCTTTCCGCACGAGATGTTCTGACATCACGGCCCGTAGGCCGTTACGCTGCACTACAAGATGCAGGGTCAAGGTTCAAGGGGACATTATCGGGTCGATTAATTGTTCCTTTTTGTGTATGGCGGGAGCCGATGTTCGAGTTCGAGTTCGACCAGGCGTTATTCGAGTTCGCATAGCCGAGGCCGGCATTCGGCCCGTTATTCGCGTTACCACCCCAAAGGCCGAGGGCTCACCTTTCCCCTTTCTACCTACCGGACATCGGGCCGCTTGCGAGGCCGTAGCTGGGCCCTTGTCGGGCCCCGGCGGTCCGGATTGTATTCGTTGGATTACATGGTTATTTCAATGAACTGTCAAGTGCAAAATTAGCACGCCTGGTTACATATTTTTAGGACATAATTTTTATGCAGCGGCCACCAATTCTGCGCCCGATACGTATTCGATAGGTCCGTAGTATGCAAGGCGGGAGCCGATGAACGAGGTCGAGTACGACCAGGCGTAAGACGAGTCCGCATAGCCGAGGCCGGCAGTCGGCCCGCCATTCGCGCTACCACCCCAAAGGCCGACCTGACCTGTTGCACTACCATAGTAGTAATCGCACCAATATGATGTAGAACCACCACCAAGCACAGAGGGAAGAATGTCAAAGAATTCTCCAAGAATCATCTCCTGCACGTAATTGGATGAAGTAGGACGGGTGATCTGCCTGAAGTCTCCTACTGGAGTCCCGGCCAATTCGGCTGCAGACGGCATCCTGTTCCCTTTATACAGGAAGGCTTCTGTTCCAGCCTGGCCATTGTTTGTAGAGCCAAAGAAGATTCCCTGAACGAATTCCCACTGCCAGTTCCAGGCATCCTCAATGCCGAACAGTGAGACACGTGAACAGTCTGTACCACCTGTCATGGTGATATCTATCTTTCCACAGGCGTCACCCAGGGACTTTGTTGCGCCGGTCAAAAGGCTAGCTGCTTCAGACCACAGTGAGGCCGAAACAGAACCACCAATGCCATATCCGATGTTGGCCTGGCAGTTCGGATTAGCGAACTGCATAAGGTTCAGCATAATCATGAACTTCTGAGTTTCATAATCAATGAGGCCAAAGTTCGCGCCATTCACCTGTGCAGCAGCCCAGAACTGATTGATAGTTTTGGAACCGGCGGGGGCAACGCCAGAACGGGATACCAGGGCAGAGCTGGATATCGAACCCTTATAGGCACCAAAGCACATATTCTCACGGATGTAATGGCCACCGATAGGAAGCATCGAGAACCATATAGTCGTGGTGCCAGTCTGTGCATCAACCATCACGCGGTAATACAGCTTGTGTGGAGATATGAACATCACATGGCCAAGTGCTTCGTTCAGAGTGGTACCATCTGCGAATACACCGGAATTAGCCACAGAGAGTTTCGCGGCTTTTCCGTTGTTGGTAAGAAGGTACCGGCCGATAGATGACAGGTATTCCGCCTTCATGGTCTGATTCCCGACATGGGTCCATACCGGGCTGGACTGTGTGTGCTGCTTAATCTGCACACCCCAGGCCACTTCACGAAGGAGCTCTGCATCATTGGCGTTCATGGAATTCTCAAAATTCTCCAGGGTGATACGCTTGACGGAGTTTCCGCTGCGTACAAATACAAAATCATCCTGAAGGATGGCGGTTACGATTTCCGCACTAGCTAGATTGTTTCTTGTCGGAGGCATATCGCTTAGTTGTTAGATGTTAACGAATCGAATGATACTGTGATAATCACTACCACCTCATGAGAAGTGCCGTCGTTCTGGTCCGTGTCGGCCGTAGTGACATTGATGGATGAAGTATTACTCTCACCGAGCTTTACCCATGTCGTACCATCGTATTTCTCACATTTGTATGTAGGATTGTTAGGAGTCAAGACGGAACCATCCGACACCTTGATTACTCGTGCAGTGACAGTAACCGGATGGTTGGTATCAACTTCTTTCTGGTTACTAGAGATATATGGCACGACAGCTATTCCATCCAGCGTATCGATAAGGGATATGGCGGCTTTAGCCACATAGGCCACATCTCCTGAGCTCTGATAAAACTCACAGATGATAAGCTGTGATGCATCGATATCATCCCTGTTGACAGTAACCGTCTTCTGGCCGTTCATGGCGGTCCATGGTGTGGATCCTTTATACCACTTAACATAGAATGTGGAAACCGGTGAAGTGGAAAGCCATAGATTGGCGGTCAGCGTTGCGCTGGTATGATCGGAATCCAGCTGCATGGTACTGGCATTGATAAATCCGAAGTACGAAGATGCGCCGGCTGCCTGGATCTGCACATCGATGGACTTAGACAGATGATACAGCACGCCGGATACTGTAGCATCAACGGAGTACTGGAGAGTATCGTTGGCCATCTGCGAAGGGCTGGCCAGGTTGGCAATAATCTTCAGTGCACCAGTAGTGAGATTGCAGGCGAACTTGCCGGTACTATCCGTCGTATATCCTCCGGATGTAGCGCCGTTGAAGTTAAGCACGGAGCCATTGTGCATCCAGGAATGATTCGATAGATTCACGGTGGCCTGCCTTGTGGAATTCACATTAGGCGTGATAATAGGCTGATTAGCAGCTACGGTCCAGTCGGGCTTTACGTCACCCGTCTGTGGATCCACTGCCTGGAAAAGAGGCTTATCGCCAATTTCAAGGGTGAGATACAGGGTATCTCCATTGCGGAGACGTCGGATGGTAATCCCCGCTTGTGCGCTGTACTTACTCATATTCGTTCTGTATTATTTGCTTAATCTCATAGTTGGAGTGTATCGTTCCTGACAAAGCGGCCGTCTTTTCCACAAGCGTTTCATAATCAGCCAGGGAATCTTTGAACATGACCTCCTTTTCATTAAGTATCATCTTCTTCTCATTAGTCCGGTGCTCCCGGAGGGTGAACCCTGCCTGGAGGGCCAATCCCTTATCGGCTTGAATGTATAACATAGCTCTAGTTGAATATCCAAACATTATCATTCTCATCCACCCATATATTCCCGTCTCCATCAACGGCTATAGCATACGCGGCCTTTTGGACGGCTTCGATATATATGTCAAGCCAATCATCCTGATAGTTATTACCTACGCCTGTCTTCTCTAGAGCGAAAACTGTATGACCACCTTCATTATGCTGAACGTGGGACTTGTAGGCCGAATCAGTGAACCATACGATAGAGATGATGCTTTCAGGGCATTCCACCACCTTGCCATCGGAATCCACCATAGCTTCATCATAGCGGGACGTCTGGCCGGGCAGAATGGCAGAATCATTCGTCGGAGTACAGTTGAAGGCCTGGATGACACGCGCTACACTGAACTGTATTCGGGCCACCTCAGTATTGCTGATGAACGCCTTAATCATATAGTTCTCCTTGCTGACCAGGCGAAGATCAAGAGTGATTCCAGTAGTGGATATTTCATCGACTTCGTTCAGATCTGAAGGAGTGATTTCCGTTATGCTATTTACACTTTCAACCCTGTATAGCTTCAGCGTATATCCGGATGACAGGATATCGGGGCCCTTGAACACTGTGACCGGTATCGTGCGTATGTAAGCATTCTCATCAATAGCAGCTGCACGACCGGCTGGAGAGGCAGTGATTATTCCTGAATCAACCTTATATTCGTAAAGATGCAGCTTATCCAGAAACGGGTTATAATAGATGGCCGTCGCTTCTCCTATGGAGATACCATAGGAATCTGCGCTCTTATCCACTGTGGAAAGGACAATTTCTTCGGTAACTATAGGATGGATTACGCCAAGCCTGTCATCTACGAGGTCCGCCTCGAAATGTAATGAAAACCGTTCCGACGGTGTGAGATTCCTCCGGATTGTCAGGGCTCCGCGTGTACTGCCTATGGTATCGATGGTGAACAGGCCGGCCCAGCTGGCAATAGTAGTGATATCCACACCGTTCACTTTCCATACCATATTGGCCAGAAGGGAGTTTGCATAGGGCTGCGGCCAGCTGCCGTCTGAAGCTGCAGCTGTAACCACAGGCTGCAAGACAGTAGGTGTCACGCTACGATCCGGCTCATATTCATTGAGCGCCGCGTTATAGACCTGAGTTACCGGGCTGCCCGATGTCAGGCAGGACAGTGATATGGATACCGTCAGCGGTGCATAGTCCTTTCGGATTCTTTTTCGTATTGTCTCCATATTAGATAATTATTTCAGCCTGTGCAGATTCGCCGGAACCAAGCGAGGCTGTGATGATGAATAATGTACTTATGGCGGTTGTTCCTAGGTCTGAGATGGTAAGGTCAACTGTGCCGGCGAAATTCTGCGCCTTTGGAGAGAGATTCCAAGCCGCGTCTTCCACTGCGACTCCGGAATCACGCTCAATGCTCCAGCTGGTGATATCATCCGTCACTTCCTGGAAGTATCCACCCCTCCAAACCCTACAGGTGACGGACAACTGCTCACCCGGCGCTATGAAGTTGTCACCATTTGTATCTATTTCCAGGCGGAGATCCATGTTCTCTATCTGCTCGATGGTACCGGACATATAGATGTTATTCAGGTATGCCGAATAACCGGACATTCCTGATATGCCGACTACGGACAGATTCGATAGGTCTCCGAACTGCGCTGCTATATTCCCTGAAGAGAATTCCCACGTGTTCACGCCGGTCAGATATCGCTCGTATGTACGTGTACTGTATCTGGATACCTGACGGTCAGTATCGGTGAAGTTTCCATAAGCCACAAAGTGCATTCCCTCCTGAGGGTGATTGCTCTGGGTCCACGTCTGCGACACACCGCGAATGACATAGCGGAATCGCTGATGCCTGGCATCCAGGATCTCCGTTACTCGGAAATAGACGCTCTGGAAGCCTGCGAACTTGAAGTTACCTCGGCCGTCATCAACATCTGCAGCATCATTCCCGGCCAGGGCGTGAAAGATACCATGGCAGATATCATCCACTTCCACGGTCCCGTATTCACCATCCTCCAGGTGAAGGGTGATGATGCCAGTTGTCAACGGATCACCCAGGGCATCGGTATCAATGGCCACTGATTCAATGATCCCACCGCCAGGGGCGTTCCATTGATTTCCAATTTGGACATCGACCCTATTGTAACGGATTTCCGGCACTTCCAGCCATTGGCGCAAGAAGAGGGATTTCATCTCGGCTGCACCACTGCCATCAATCCTGGCGCCGGTCCCTAGCGGGCCGCTGGCGAACGTGCCAGCTTCAAAGCCGGAATCAGCGGCTATCTTCCCTGAAGAACGGTCATCGGTATCTTTCCGTAAAAATTTTACGGCAGCTTCCGCTTCTGTCTGCAACGTGGCTCCATCATAAGCTGGTTTACCGTCTGATTCGGTGAACTTATCCAGGACTCCCTTATTCGTATGACTGTGAGCGTTCTGCCCGATGGCAGAGTTCGTCACCACATTCATAAGCCACTGTTTGAGGGCTCCAAGGGATGCTTTTGACCAATTCTCAGTATATGGAGACTGAACCAGGAACAGGATTGTGTCTTCTAGCTCAGCATCAGGAAAGTCAGATAGTCTGAGATTCAAAAAAAAAATCTCACCCGCCGGCGTCGGAACCTGTATTACAGGCAAATCGTTCATGTCGCGGCTGTTGTTCAGCAATCGGCCCTCCTGCGTCAATGAATAGCTGAATGAACAGGAGTGCAGATTATCCCTATCCTTCATCTGGAGACTGGAAGTATCGATGATGATACCCTCTATAGCTCCGTCCATCACCGCCCATTGCTTAGTGGATGCGATTAGTTCAAATATCCACTTTGTCACTTCGATGCTACAATAGCCTGTGT